ACTTTTTTTGGCCCTTCTGAATGTTTTCTTTTTTTGTTGCTGCCATACGTAGGTGTATAGACATCAGTTGATGTGAAGACGGTAGCTTCCCCCCCTTCTCCTCCACCATCTTCTTTCTTAAATGAAGTATCAACAGATGCTACATTACGCCGACGAGCATTAAGAGCAATCTCTCCAGCTGACTGAGGTTTTTCTCCCTCATCTCTAGCACCTGTATCCATTTTAGATTCGTAGATTATCTTACGTTTTCTTTTAGACCTTGACATTATAGTTCCTCCTCATCCTCTCTAAGAACATCTGGATTCTGTCTATGGTTTCCAGTAGGATTATATCTAGAGAAGTCTTTATGGCCTGGGTTATGCGGTGAATTTATATGTACACCAGTGTCAAGTCTAGCTTTCTCTATGTGTACTACCCCTGACCCGTTTAGGTTGGCTACATAATCTACTGAATCTTGTCTAAACCACATCTGTGTCCCATCAGGAGATACTTGTTTAATGAAGGGCATAGTAAATCCTTTTTGGATTAGGCTCTCTACCCATGTCTGAGAGTCTTGCATTAAAGTCAACTCGTTTTTAGCAGCTCTAGCGTCAGCATAATCATCTATGTTCCTCTCTTCATGGGGTAATTTATCCTGCCAATCAGGAGTTCTCCCTCCAGTACGCCCTTTAAACTTACGCTTATGCTTAGGAATAGTTTTTAGAAGCATTGCTTGAATAGCCTCCATACCCTCTTCCCCTTCTTCATCCGCAGGAAGTTCTTCTTCACCCCCTTCTTCACCCCCTTCTTCATCTCCTCCCATGAAATTCGATGGGTCTTGTTCTGTTTGTTCCAACTGTTGTTGTTGTTGCTCTAATTGTAGAGCTTGCTGTTCTCCCTGCATTCGTGCAGATGGAACCATTTCACCAGAAACTATAAACTCTGCATCCTCTAGAGAAACATCTTGGTCTTTTAGAATCACCTCAAAACCCATGTTAGCGTATTGATTTGCAACTGCAATCTTTTGCTGTGCGAATTGAATACGAGTAGCTTCAGCTCGTTCTTCAGGCTGTGGTAATTCTAATGTCCAATCAGTTATACCAAAAGCTTCTAAGAGCTGTGGGAAAACCTTCTCATGGAAGAGCCTCTGGTCACCTTCAACCACACGGCTCATTACAACTAACTGTTGTGTTTGAGTAGACAATCCGCCAAAAGCCTCAGGTGCACCTTGCCAAGCAGGAGTCACACCCCACATAGCAGCTACACGTTCTCGTATCTCTGCTCTCACAGGAAGATAATCCATCTCCTGTAGTGTGTGGAACAGCCGTACCATATCAACCCTACCTCTATTATTCTTAGCTGATACTGCTATCATTGGAACAAAGTTAGGGTCAATACGAGTTTGAGCAGCAATGTTAGCACGTTCTCTACGTAGACTCTCAGGGTCATCCGTAAAGACCATCATCATAGACCCAGGCATCTTACGCTCAAAGAAATATCTATACAAGTTCTTATCCATTCCAATCAAGGTTAACACCTTTTCAAAGATGGTAAGAAGAGGACTCCAGCCATATGTTTCAGAAGGAAAGAACTTAGAAACGTGAATGACTTCATTCTCAAATAAATAGATGTGCTGACTGCGATGATAATACTTATACATTACAGGCCATCGGTCACGGTCACAGCTTGACTCTTTACAGATGCCTGGAGTATCCGCTACAGTATCTCTATGGAGAGGACACACGAAATGAGAATTCTTAGGTAACCCCGCCATGTCTAGGTCATATTCAACTAAGGCAGGATTGAGTCTACGAATCTCCTTTACTTTAGACCTCACTGTTTTTCCATCATCATAGAATTCTTTAATTAAATAGAGGAAGCCATCGTCCACGATATTAACATCGAAATGGAACTGTCGTAATACTTCTTCTAACGATTGGTCAAAGACGTTACAACTTGCCAGAAGCTTTTCCATTCTTTCTCGCTGTTCTGGGTCAGGGTTTTCTACTAAAGGTTTCCAATTGATTCCTCTTCGGAATACTTCACCAGTGATATGACTTACGGGTGAACGTACCTCCTCAACAGACATAGATATGGTTTGAATATCCATAACCAGCTGTTGACGATAGGCCATTTGATGGCGTACCCATGTATTAACTACGTGGTCTAAGCCGAATGAGGGGGAGGAGGCTGTCTCCCCCGCTGCTTTCATAAGCTCTAGTGTATTAATCTGAGAATTAAGCTCAGACATTTGTTGAGCCATCGCAGGAACTTCGGGTAAATATTCAGATAATCTCATGTTTTTAATCCTTGCTTAAAGTTTGTATATCTGACATAGAAGTAAGTTTAAGTAGTGTATTCATTGCCATTTCTTTAAGTACAAAACCCTCAGTACGGTCAGGCCGTTGTTTGAGTATAGACATTTCCTCATCATATTCTACTAATTTTTCCCGTAAATCCAAAATTTCTGACTCTTTCTCTAGCAATTCTTTATCCATATCTGTCTGTTCAGTGAACGCCGCATTAGCTAATACACCTAAACGAGCGGCTTCCTTTACTAATCCTAAGAAGGCACCCTCAGATATTAGGGTCACTGCATCACTATCATCTGGTATTTCCCCATCAGGGTCTAAAGACCTTAGGTCATCATGCCATGTATCTAGAACTCGCCACGTTCCCGTGGCATCTTTAGTTGCTACGTATTGATTATTTCTATCTCTTAAAGTATTTCCTATCATATTCTCTCCTCTAATGTAAAGGGCATATCCCTCTAAATATACTATTTTCTGTTGGGGTATCTAACATAATCATGGTTTCCGCTACTATAATAGCTATTATAACACAAATCCCCAGGATTAGTATCATTCCGTTAGGCGATTTCACAAGCACTCCACCCACAATTCTTACAGGAACTGCAACCAGCTTCTTGAACAATCAAGGGAGTATCACAGTCACAAGTTTCTACAACCTGTTCTGCAATACCAGTAGTCAAAACCTCTTTAACTCTACTACCTGCTCGATATACAGTTATACCTTTACAGCCTGTTTCCCATGCTTGTAAGTACGCTGACTGTACATCTTCCCTAGTTGCATCGTTAGAGAAGTTAATAGTTTTTGATATCCCTGCGTCTACTGAATCTTGAAAGGCTGCTTGCATAGTTACATGTTCTGAAGGAGATATGTCTGGTGCTGTAACATAAACTTCTTTTGCCCACTGAGGAACATCTTCACGTTCTCTAATAGAACGACCTTTAGCTAGATGCTCCATCAAATCTTCCGAATAGAACCCGTGTTCTTGTGCCGTAGTCTGGAAGAATTTGTTTACGTAGTACAGACTCTTCCCCTCCAATATATTTGACTTTCTCCAAGCTAATGCAAAGGTTGGTTCAATTCCGCTTGAAGTATCAGCAATCATAGATATGGTTCCTGTGGGAGCCACACTTAACCTACACGCATTCCGATAGGGTTGATGTCGCCCGTAGTCACTTTCTTTCCACGACGGAAAGGTTCCTCTAATCTCTCCCAATTCTAATGATGCCTGGTCAGCCATGTCTCTAATAAATGACATTATCACTCTACCTATGGTCATAGCTACTTCACTATTGTATGGAATCTTCATAGCAATTAGCAAATCGGAAAAGCCCATTACACCTAGGCCAATCTTTCTAGTTGCCTTGGTCATAACATCTATATCAGATGTAGCATATTGATTTGCATCAATGACATTATCTAGAAAACGTACTGATAACTTGGTTATATCGGCTAACTTCTGCCAATCAATCTGTGTTTCCCAATCACCAGTCACATCATCATTCTCTTGCAAGAATTTAATTAGATTAATAGACCCTAGATTACAGCTTTCATTACTGAGAAGTGGTTGTTCTCCACAAGGATTAGTTGCTATCATGTCTCCATGTTCATCCTTAACACGATTGTCCTGATTAATGCGGTCAATAAATACTAAACCAGGCTCACCATTCTTCCATGCCCCATCAATAATTAAACTGAAGACATCAAAGGCATTAACCCAAGATGTAATTTTATCAGTCTTAGGATGAATTAGTGGGTACTCAGAACGATTCAATACGGCTTTCATAAAATTAGCATCTACCCCAACACTGATATTAAAATTATGTATATCCCCTTCGATGGTTTTACACTTAATAAACTCAATTATATCAGGATGGTATATGGACATAACAGCCATGTTTGCTCCATCCCGTTTCCCACCTTGTGTAATCATACTCGATACACGGGAAAGTGTCTTCAATATTTCTATCGGGCCACAGGCTTTTCCTTGAGTAGTATTGATAGGGTCACCCTTAGGACGGATTTTAGACAGGGCAAAACCTGTACCTCCCCCAAACTTCTGTACCATAGCTGCATCAGTAGCAGTCTTCATAATATCTTGCATACTATCTTCTAGAGGAAGGACAAAAC